TGGAAGAAGACCTAACGGTGCTCGTGTAATTAAATTGGAACAATATGATAGAGAAACTAATACTTTCCAGCCTTTTAAACAATGAGGAGTATGGCCGTAAGGCCATTCCTTTTTTAAAGTCAGAGTACTTTCAGGATAAGACTGTTAGAGCTTTGTATGAAGGTATCGATGGGTTTGTTAAAGAATATAACAAATTCCCAACAAAAGAAGCTCTTATTATTGAACTTGATAATAATAGAGAGATAGCTGGTTACTTTAGTGAGTTGGAAACAATGGTTGGTGAGTTGGATGATACTCCAAACACTAACATGGAGTGGCTAGTTAATCAGACAGAGAAGTTCTGTCAAGATAAAGCAATTTATAACGCTGTCATGAAATCGATTCAGATTCTTGACGGTGATAAGGATGCACATAGCAAGGGAGCAATACCACAGCTATTGTCTGATGCTCTTGCTGTATCATTCGATTCACATATCGGACATGACTTCTTAGAAGATTATGATTCCCGATACGACTTTTACCATAAGAAAGAAAAACGTGTTCCTTTTGACTTGGAGTACTTTAATAAGATTACTAAAGGTGGATTACCAAATAAAACCCTTAATGTGGTACTTGCTGGTACTGGTGTTGGTAAGTCTCTTTTCATGTGTCATTGTGCTGCATCTAACCTTTCCAAAGGGCTTAATGTTCTTTATGTAACAATGGAGATGGCTGAAGAGCGTATTGCAGAACGTATCGATGCAAATATGTTGAATGTCACAGTGGATGAGTTATCACTACTACCACGTGACTCATATCAGAAGAAGATTGATCGTGTTCGTGAAAAGACTAATGGTAAGTTAATCATTAAAGAATATCCAACAGCATCAGCTGGTGCTGGTCATATGCGTCACCTTCTCAATGAGTTGAAGCTGAAGCGAAACTTCAAACCGGACATCATTTATATTGATTATCTAAATATCTGTGTATCTTCAAGATTGAAGTATGGTGCCAATGTAAACTCATACACCTACATTAAAGCTATTGCAGAAGAACTTCGTGGTCTTGCTGTTGAGTTTGATGTACCTATAGTTACAGCTACTCAGACCACCAGAAGTGGTTTCACAAGTAGTGATCTTGGATTAGAAGATACATCGGAGTCTTTTGGTTTACCAGCTACTGCTGACTTCATGGTTGCATTAATAAGTTCAGAAGAGTTACAAGATCTTAATCAGTTTATGGTTAAACAGTTAAAGAACCGTTTTGGTGATCCGGGTATTCATAGAAGATTTGTTATTGGCGTTGACAGATCTAAAATGAAGCTGTATGATGTAGAACAGAGCGCTCAAGAAGATGTAGTTGATGATGGTCCTGTGTTTGATAAGTCGGATACTGGACTACGACTAAAATCTGAAAAGAGTAAATTCAAAGATGCGTTTAGCACATTTAGTTAATATGATCGGCTTCCTAATAAACTTTACATGGGTACTTTTCCTCTCAATCATTCTACTGACTATTAAAACAGTTTTTGTATATCTAAGGAAATTGTTTGACCTTCCTGTTGATGTAATACTAGCAATGCGAGAAATTAAAGCACAAAATGAAAATAAAGACAAGAAAGTTCAAAGACAGGACACTGATTAGATATATCCGTGAAGCTGCTGACTTCTATCTTCAACAACTGATTCCATCTGATAAACGATCCAAACTTCAAATAGATATTATTGGATATGACTCAATGGATTCTGATGGATCATGTGAGAGAGTAAGTGCTTCTAAGTATTTGATTGAGCTCAAGAAAGGGATGTCTCTTGAGTTAGCACTCATCACACTGGCTCACGAGATTGTTCATGTCAAACAGTATGTACAAAAAGAACTCAAGATAATATATGTAAAAGATGATTTTGTCGATGTGTGGATGGGTAAGCGGTATCGTAATGTGAAATACTATGATCAGCCGTGGGAACAAGAAGCGTTTAGCATGGATGAAGACCTATACCACGACTTCCTTTCTGAGTGTTATGCAACTGGTAGATTGCAGTTCAATTAATAATAAATACCACGTTCTATGCGGTGTTTAACCGTTGACCTTTTTTCACCATTCCCGTATAATTATAATACTGACAACTCATTGGGAATATCTATGACACGCCTTTTAGTTACTATTTTATTATGCATATCCACACTAGCAGCTGCTGCCCCTAAGACGCAGCATACTATTACTCCTTCCCCTGCAATGATGTCGTTGCTGGAAGAAGCTAGAAAGATGATGAAATATGAAGGTGCTGTTCCTATGCCGCGTATGTACTCTCTTAACGAGAAAGATCTGCAAGCATTGTACTGCGAAGGTGCACCTAAGTGCGATACAGTAACAGCCATATATAAAGATGGTGCAATCTATTTTGATGAAGACTATGATGCTAAGCACCCTGTTTGGAGATCTATTCTTTTCCATGAGATGGTTCATCACATTCAGTATATAAAGCAGGGTGGTACTAAAACCTGTGATATTTGGTACAAGAAAGAACATGAAGCGTACTCGCTGCAAGCGTCATACCTTCGTAAACAAGGCACCAGTGACAAGGTTGTGACTGATGCTGCTAAGACTATTAACTGCCCTCCTTGATAGGAATTTTATGACTAGTGAAGCTACTAATGTATTTGACAGTATTGATATGGTATTATATGAGAGTGGCACGTTCTATCTCTCTGGTGAAATTAACGATGACAATGTAGGTGACTGTATTAGATGGATTATGGCTGAGAATTGTGAAGGTAAGCGTAAAGAGCTTACTCTTGTGATTAACAGTCCTGGCGGTGATCTCTATAGTGCATTTGGTTTGATTGATATTATTAGATCTAGCAAAATACCAGTAGCCACAATTGGTATAGGTTCATTGATGAGTGCAGCATTCTTAATATTCATTACCGGTGCTAAAGGTCGTCGTAGAGTTACTAAAAATACAAGTGTGATGTGCCATCAGTTCTCTACGTATTATGAAGGCAAGGAACATGATGCTAAAGCATATGAGAAAGAGACCAAGTACATCAAACAACGTATGCTAGATATTGTAAAAGAGAGTTGCTCGATGGATGAGAAGGTGATTAAGCGAAAGCTGCTCCCACCATCTGACGTCTGGTTAACTGCGCAGGAATGTGTAGATTTGGGTGTAGCGGACGCAATTTTCAGCTAACTCCAAAACCCACTTCGGTGGGTTTTTTTATGTCATAAATAGCTCTATCACAGTAGAGGTTAATATGAAAACATTTAAAAACTACATTATTGAACAATTATCAATACCAGCCACTAGTATGAAGGCTTCTGGTATGAGTGCTGCTCGTCATACTAAACAATACATAATCCCTTATTTGCCAGGTGGTGCTAAGCATTCTGTAGGTAGTCACGAGATGGCAAGTGAGCATGGACCATTGAAAGCTGGTGAGAAGGTAACGATTGTTGGACATCAGGTGAAGCAGAGCGCTTCTGGTAAAGACGTGCATCACGCTGTTGTTCGTGTTCAAGGATCAGATCACGACCATGTAATACCTACTAGTAAGTTACTGAAGCCATCAGCCTCTGCTCGAAAGAATAAGGGCTTTGAGCGAGAAGGTGAGTTAGCTCAACACCTCAATAAGCATGGATTGATGAGAGGTAGTGGTGCTGGTTTTACTGGCGATAATGATTTTCATTTAATTGATAAACGAGGCATCAAAGAAAAGAGAATTGGTGGTACAGAAGGAGCCAAGGGAGCAATTCAAGGTGAGCATAAGTCTGATATCAAGAGTACAGCTTTTGGACAGATAACTCTTTCTCGCCATCCTGAAACAGGGCAGTGGCATATTGATGACAAAGCACGTGCAAAACGACCCGAGTATGCTGCTCATGTTGAAAAGGCTACTGTCACTGTAAATGGTAAGACAAAATCTCTATTGCAGCACCTAAACGAAACCGAACCATCTGGAACAACTAATAAAGGTGGATTCTATTCAGATCACACAAGTGCATCACCAGCTCATGCTTATATGCGTGACCATGGTGTCGATGTTGCTCATGTAGATACGCACGGTACATATAGAGCTGGTGCAAGCGAGCATAAAGATGTCCATAAACTTGGACTACCAGTGATGCATGGAGAAGGTCGTTTCCGTACTCGTCAGAAGACAGATAATCCAGATAAACGTACTGTACAGTTCTCCCTCACAAAGCTAGATCAATCGCACACTAACATCGGCACTGATGAGGGTGCACAGAAGCTAAAGAAAACACTAGGACATTAAAATGCGTCACATATTTACATTGTTAAGAGAATCAGCTGCTAATGAAGAGAAGCTGACTCACCTTGAGCATGCCGAGGACCACGTACTTAATGCTGGTGCAGAGGGATATCAACATGCGAAGAATACCCTCAATGCAGTGCACAAAACATTAACAGGTCAAAAGGGTGGTGCAGCTTTATATGAAAAGATGGATGGAAGTCCTTCTATTGTATTTGGACATCACCCAGCAACAGGTCAGTTTTTTGTTGCTACTAAATCAGCTTTCAACAAAGAGCCAAAGTTGAATTATGATTACGATGACGTTCAAAAGAATCATGGCCATGCTCCAGGTCTTGTTAATAAATTGAATCTTGCATTATTTCATCTTCCAAAAGTAACTCCTAAGACAGGAATATTTCAGGGAGATGTTATGCACTCTGGTATAAACTCTGAAACTAATCCACATGGCGATGTAACCACTAATGGTAAAGTTCATAGCTTCAAACCAAATCTAGTTGAGTATCATGCACCTGCTAATTCAGAAGAGGGTCAGAAAGTAGCTCAGTCTCAATTTGGTATTGCTGTTCATACTGGGTACAAGGGTGGTAACTTTGAAACAATGAAAGCAGATTACGATCCTGATCTATCTCATTTCAACGAACATCCAGATGTGCATGTAATCGATAATAAGTTTGATTCGACCAAAGCAGATTATAATCCTTCTCGTCAGGCAGACTTTCAAGAACACATGGCTCAGGCAGACGAACTTCATAGAAGTATGAAGCCAGAAGAATATAAGAAGGTGGAGCCTCACCTAGATCATATTAAGACATACATCAACAAAACAGTCAGAGATGGCACTACTCCTAATGCTACTGATCTATATGATCACGTACAGAATCAACATCAAAAAGAAATAGCCAAGGTAAAAACGCAAGGAGCCATTGATCGTAAGACTCAGGCAATGAATAATCAACTTGGCACTCTTAGAGCACATTCCGACACTATTGATAAAGTATTTCAAATTCATCATCACCTGCAGCAGGCTAAGGATGTTCATAATCATGCTATGGCAGTTAGTCCTAAGTTTACAACTACGATTAATGGTCAGCCTTCTAAACCAGAGGGATATGTTGCTGTGGTAAATAATAGACCAACAAAGGTTGTTGATAGAG